GCATTGGTCCATCACCTGACAAAAAGACTCAAATGTGGGAAACATACCCGCATAATTTTCATAGATTCGCTTGCGATTTGCGATATATGGTTCTCGCAAAATAAAAACGTAGTCTATATTGGTGCGGAGAGTTGGAGGAATTCCCAACGGAAATTGCATTGTGATGATTAACATGATCTTCCAATGTCTCCCATTCATGAACAATAATCGCATCATCTTATCGCGCGACCATGCGTTGTCATATAAGCAATCATCAAGAATGACAAAGGCGCGCGGGTCTATGGAACTCCGTTTAAATGCTTCGATCTCCTTTTTGATTTGCTTTAATACGGACTTTTGCCGCTTCAGAATGTTCTCAATAATTGCAGTGTTGTATTCATTATGGATAAATAATTTCGGTACCATCTTGCCGTAAAACCCGTTGCCCTCTTCCGTACCGGCGATTACAACGCCAATCGGGATATCTTGATGATAATATAATAAATCCCGCACCAAATATGATTTACCAGTGTCACGACGTCCAATCAGAACAACGACGGGACCCTTTGGCTCATTTGGCTTAAAACTAATAGTTTTCATGTCAAATTTTTTTAATTCGAGAGTCATTGTGTGATATGTAATATTTAGAAAAAATCATTTTGATTTATAACGAATATTATATTAGTTACAAAACAAATAAGTTAGAATGTATTATTTATTAAATAAAATATATAATATTTAGGAATTCAATATGGAAGATCTAAAGATTCATTATGAAAAAAGGAAAAATGGTGACTTATTCAAATCAATGCAAAAAAAGGACGGTTTAAATTTAACCGATACGCAAAATTATATACCTATATACAACAAATTTTTTCTGTTAAACGAGACAAATTATAATACGGTGAATTTAAATAATACTTTTTATGTGCATAATTTGTTACATAAAGATGAAGATGTGAAAAATATGTATAAATGTCACATACGAAACATCAAAGATGAATCCACCGATAAAAAAATCGTTAAACCGGTTTTTTTCAAAATGGCTCCTCTTTTGGACCCATTTAAATATTTGATCGGAAAGTATAATATAAATGACCCACATTTATTTGACCTCCCAAAATATAATTCAACCCATGGTGATGTACATCCGAAGCTATTAGACGTGAATAATTCGGCTTATGTAGATGGGCACTTTGTTTTTCTCTCTAGTATTTTATTACACAAGTATAAATTTTCACATAGTTTAGATTATTACGGGTCTTTTTTGTCTATAAAGAACGATTTTAAAATAGATATAATAGATGATATTGAATATTTGGATAAATCCGAGTTTTTTAATGAGAATAAAAATAAATTATTTCACGTAGAGGATTTTAGTTTTTTACTTGACCCGTCAGAAAACGAGACAAAAAAGCCGTTAATTGTTATAGATAAAAATGTGTCTAACAAATCAAAACTATCTATTCAGTCAATTAATGAGGATTTATATGAAAATTTATTTATTTCGGAATTGGACTTGGAAAAAGAAGAAAATTCCGCCGTAAAAACAAACGAAAATGTAATAACATTGCAGGATATTAAAGAACTGTCTTTGGAAATTCCAGACTTTAATATGATGTTAGTAGATGGAACAAATAAAACGACCACCATTAAATCAAATTCAACTTGTTCTTCCAGGACTTCGCATACATCTAATAGTGAAGATTCCACGGTTGATTTGGAATCATCAACCGCTGTAAAAATAAATATAAATTCTGAGGATATTGATATAAATGCAGAGGATATTTTAGATACAGATACAAAAACAAAAACAAATACAGTTGGTGATTGTGAGCAGTGTGATTTGGTGGAGGAATTCGTGGATGACGATGAATGGGAAGATGAAGATAGCAATAGTTCATTTTCAGAAGAAGAGCAACAAGTGGAATTAACTATACCGAAATTCCCAGTGAATGTTATTTGTATGGAATGTTGCGAAGACACATTAGATAATTTAATTGATTCTAATCCAGATTTGCCAGACGAAGAATTTTTTTCGGCATTAATGCAGATTATCATGATTTTACTTACATTCCAAAAAGTGTTTGCATTTACACATAATGATTTACATACAAATAATGTAATGTATAATGCTACAAAGAAAAAGTATTTGTATTATTGTTATAAAAAGAAATACTATAAGGTTCCTACTTATGGCCGCATTTTTAAGATTATTGATTTTGGGCGAAGTATATATAAAGTAAATCAAAAAGTATTTTGCAGTGATAGTTTTCAGCCAGGTGCCGATGCAGCAACGCAATACAATACAGAGCCATATTTTAATGAGAAAAAACCGAGATTAGAACCAAATTATAGTTTTGATTTATGCCGATTGGCGTGTTCTATATTTGATTTTGTGATTGAAGACATGGAGGAAGTATTGCCGAAAAATTTATCAAAATGTTCTCCTGTTGCGAGACTCATTAATGAATGGTGCTCAGATGATAATGGAATCAATATTTTGTATAAAAACAATGGTGCCGAGAGATATCCAGACTTCAAATTGTATAAGATGATTGCAAGATTAGTTCATAATCATACTCCTCAAGCGCAGTTAGAGAGAAAAGAGTTTTCCAAATTTGTTATTAACAAAAATAATGTAGATAAGAACGAACTTATCATGAACATTGATGAAATACCATGTTTGTAACATTTTAATTTATAAAAATAACTTAAACATTAAACATTATTCATTTTCATATAATAATGTGGCGTTTTATCCTTGGTTTTATTTTAGGCTCTTATTGCGGAAGATTGGGGGTAAATGAAAATTATAAATATTACGAAGGGCTTTATTTTTCACGAGAAAATGAGATAACTCAATATAAAAAATTTATAACAGATAAAAAATTAGAAGAAGACTATACAAATTTTAAATAAAATAACAAAAACACTTTACAAATAGTAAAAAATACTTATAATTATTTTATTTAATAAAAAATTGAAATACTATTTTAAAATAAATAGATATTAAATTATTAAAGCAACCATCATTAAAATGGCCCAACAATTAAATCTAGTAAAACAGACAGCAATCAATATACTAAAAAACCAGCGCATTATTCAAAGACCTAGAGATTTGGTTCTATATACGCAAATGGAAAACCATCCATCTCTATATAAACCGGATGATGTTGTATATGCATATGAACATGTTATGGACCAATTTAAATTTCATAGACGAATCAATTTCAGTACATTAAAAACGTTTATACAAGAACCGCCCGCAACTGTAGAATACAATTACGCCGAGGAAAATGCGTTCGCGGAAGAAAACGCATTCGCTGAAGAAAATGCGATTGAATACGGTCCAGTAAATATTATTCCACAAGGATATGGCAGCAACTTCAACGGTGGTTATGAAACCGATTAAACAAAAAATAAAAATAAAAAGTATAAAATAAAAATAAAAAGTATAAAATAAAAAGAAAAAGTATAAAATAAAAAGAAAATAAAAGAAAATAAATAAAAAGAGAAAATATAAAATAAAAAATAAAATTGTAATATTTGTATTTTTTATTTTTTAATTAAAAACCGGGGTTATCAGTAAATACAGAAGGCATACTTGTAGTACTATTTGAATCTTCCATAATCGGTTTTAGTTGGTCCATCAAAAAACTGCCAACAATAACACTAAAATACACTAATAGTGAATCGCGAATTAACAGTTTTAATGGTTTGCTTTCTTTATCAACAAAACGCATCTCCGTAAATTTCACTAAAAAATAAACAATAGAGATTATTCCGGCAACAATAAATGTATTGGTCATTTAAATTAACGTACCACTTTTCAAAATTATATTTTACGCAATATCATTTTGCTAAAATCTATGCAAGAACCTCAATATCATCCAACAATAAGTCACTATTTAAATTTAAACTCGGTGGATCAATATTATGAATATCTAAATTATCTAGAGACGCGCTATCGTCAAAAATTTTTAATTTGACGTTGGGTGTATCTTCGGAATCATCGTCGGATTCTGATTCATCCAATTTTCGCTGTGCATTTCTAATTTGACTAATTTCTTCTAGCCGGTCTAAATCTTTTGAAGCCTCAATCTTTTCTTCTTTATTGTTTTCATCTACTACATAATCAATATTATCAAACTTCAGGTGATTGTCGTCATCAGATGATAATACCGGAAAAATCAATGATTCCGTTTCTACTCGTAGAGTCTCTGCAAATGGTTCTGATTCCAGTTGCGGCGTTTTCTTGGGAACTTTTTCTACTTCCTCGGTTACCATTTGTGTTTCCTTCTTTACGGTATCAGGCGTTTCAATTATTTGTTCCTTAATCTCTTCTACCACATCTTCCTCCACTGTTTCATCCATATAAGCGCGTAAAATAGCTTCTACTGGAATACTGTCACGAACTGTATTCAAAATGCATTCTTGAATAATAATCTCCAATTCGCGGTAATTTTTTTGCACTTGTAGAGGAGGTATATTTAATTCAAATAAATATACATTTTTATATACCTTTCTTGCAACATAAATATATACTTTGTGAATAAAATCGTCCAGTTTGGGAATATTAATATCAATCTTCTTTTGTTTTTGTCCGACACGAATTGCTGTCAAAACTTTTAATTGAATAATATGGACACATGTTACTAAATCTTCTAAATAACTGCAAGAACTTTTATCAACAATGCGCGCCCTCTCCTTTTCAATAATTACTGGATTCCATTTTGGAATGCGTGTAATAAAATTTTGGAATGTCATTAAATATTTGTCCATTTCGTTATTATCCTTGCATAATTTTACTGCCTCGTCAAAAATAGATTTCAATCCATCCATGACGTGTGGCGTTAGAATCGTAAGCAATCTGGACCCCCATTCATTTTTGGATTCATGCAAACTGGATACATTAAAATCGTCCATTTTTAATTTATCTATATTTTTTTTACCATTTTTTCACGAAACTATATGAATGAAATATTTTCTAAACTAACATCCAATTGTAAAAATACAAAATTTAAAATAAACATGATCATAATTCGTTCATTTCTAAATTCCTTTTTAACCTTGTTAAAGGAAAATATTAATTCATATCGTTTGGTATCCGACATATAATTTTCAAATATGTTTGATTTTTCCAGTAAATGAATCAAATCTAAGCCGCTATATGCTTTCTCGTATAATTTTACAGACAACAATAATAAATCTTCATGTGTTAAATTGTTATTACCGATCATTTTTTGAAATTCTTTTTTTAACCAATCAAACCGTTGCGTTTTTACCTCTTTCCATTTGAAAGTTTGACTCAAATTATGCGTATATAAATTAACAATTTCACCATTTACGATTGGCTCAGGAACATAAATTTCGCAAAAACGAGATAAAATAGGTTTCAATAATTTATATTTGTCTTCTACAATAATAAAAAACCGGGTTGTATGACTAAATAATTCTATGCATCGTCGTAATGCAGATTGTGCATCAATTGTTAATTTGTCAGCATTCAATAAAATGATACTTTTAAATATATTTCCCCCATTTGATTGTATATGAGTTTTTGCAAAGAATTTTAATTCCTCACGAATAAATTTTATACCTTTTCCGTGAGCACAATTTACGTACATTACAAATGATTTTATTTTTTCTTTGTTATTATCGTAAATATTATGAATGAATTTATTCACAATTGTTCTTTTTCCACATCCAGTCGGTCCATGAAAAATAATATTCGGTATTTTGTGAATTCTATGAAAGTATTCAAGTTTTTCAATAATGGATGTATGTATTTTTAATGACATAATTGTATTAATTATACTTATGTCATTACATTTTAAGTTAATATTAAACGTAAAAGATTATAATATGACTACTACGTTATTAAACACAGTTGGTTAAGCTATGAGTATAAGGATTAGATTTAAAAGCATTCAATAAATCGGGTTCAATGCGGTCGCATCCGATGCACTGATTGTAGTATTGTGGTGCTCTGATTTTGCCATAAGTTTCCTTACTCATTGGCATTTGCGGCATTTTAGATGGGACCCACATACGCGTATTATCCCGGTCAGAATCTATTCTTGCGACATTCACGTTCATCGTTTGATTGAAAATCTGCGAATTACCATGATTGGTGCGGCTAACTACCGTTTTTTCTTTAAACTCATTATTATGTTGATTATTTGCAGATTCGTGACTCATATCACCCCAACCTGTCGCACTACCTCCGGCATTACCGATATTACTACAATTCGTCGTGTCACGTTGATTAAAAATGGGCTGTTGTTCTGCTGTTAAATAACCCGTTCCATTTGTATGAGCGCCATCAATGAATAGATTGGGGGTGTAAAGCGTGGTTTCTTTAATCGTGGTAGAAGTAACATCCGCTGGATTATATACATAACCTTTTGCAACGTCTGATCCTGCATCACCATATACGCGAATATTGGCGTCAAACTCTTCTTTGCGCGTCGGGCGGAACATATCTGTAAATGGCGCAATAACGGCACCAATCGCGCGGCTAAAACCACTTCGCATGGTATCGGGTTGCACGGTGGTCGCACGATTGTTCGCATAATTGGTTAAACTTTTTAAATTGTTATGATTGGAATTTTCGCCTCTCCCAGCAGCAGAAGACCCTAAAATTCCTTTTGGCGGCAGAATATTATTTCTAGATTGTTGGTATTCAGATGGTGCATAACCAGCCACTTCATTTGCCGATGGTGTGCCTACATAGGATTGCGTTGTTACTAGACGATTTGTTTCATGTACTTCCTGAACGGGGCGCAACGCTTGCGCCTTTTCTTGACCCGTTGTGGTAAGCCATCGGTCTTGCGTTTGAATAAAAAATTTATCCGGATTATATTTTTCCACTTTTCCTAAAATACCACGATTTTGCACATGGGAATAACCGGGACCTTCATGATTTTCCAAAGAATATTCCAATTTTGGATTAGTTGAAACACGCAATTGGTCGACCGTTTTGGGCAACCATTCATCGCGCGCCTCCATACCGGAATTATATCCACCACTCCCTGTGGTAGTATAACCTTGATTTAAGCCAGGACCCACGGTAACACTTTCAAACGGTTTCACGTTGGCATTATTCATGCCGGGATTTACACGGGATTGATAAAAATCGCTCATATTTGGTGCCCCGTACGCCCATTGAACATTGTCTTGTGGTTTAAATAGGGGCGCCTGTTCCATTTTTTTAATTACTTGGGAGCCGGATCCAACCATATTATCCAAAATGGTTTCTCCCATGTTTGCATTATATAGTTGTCCTTTTATTTTCCCTCCATAAAATGGCACCATATTGTTATGCTTAAATTCTGCGCTGTCTAAATAATTGCCAGTTAATGAATAAACTTGCTGAATATTATTTCCGACTCTTACACCTGCGTTTTGATTTTTTTCATATGCATTCTGGTCAAAGTATTTATCCGTTGCCACGTTTGGATTAGAATATTGTTGTACGGTACTAACAATCTCATTTTCATTGGGAACCGGATAGTTTTGTGGAGCAATGTTTGTATTGGGTAAATAATTCGTGGGTTTGCCCATATTTGTAAATTTTTCTTTTACCTCGGTATCTTTGGAAAATTTTACTTGTTTTTTAGATTGATCACTTTGTTGATTTGATATGACATACATGCCACCCAAGGCTATTAAAGGAATCGCAATTTCCATATATTATGTTATATATATAAAGTATTATTTTTTCACTATAATACTTTATCATTATTATGTTCATTATTTTTTTTTGGTTTTTATTTATTTTATTTATTTTATTTGTTTGTTTGTAATTTTTGTTTGTTGTACATCCGAGCTTAATGGAATCGGGAAAAGCATTGTATCGTGGGCGATACAAGGAAATTTCTGTACAAAATGATCTTTTTCTAAAATTCGTGTGCTCAAATTATTTAAAAATGGGATGCATGTATTTTCTTGCGGATTCAAAGGAGGGTAATACCAATCCACTTGTTCTAAATCGCGAGCTGTCCATGCTGGCATAATAACTCTAGATTGTTCGGTTGTGAGAGAACTATTTACTGGGTAACTAATTGCTTTCGTTGGAACCATATATTTTTTATTATTATATTGGTCCTTTCCTAAACAATCTGTACCAACACGTCTATTCACACCACGTAATTCACTTTCTAAATCAACCGAGTTTGTCATCAAGTTTGCCCCCCAACCTTGAATTCTTATTTGCGGATCAGCAATGTAATCCGGGCGGTCTCCATTTCCCGGGACATTTAAAATCCATCTACCTTGGTCAGTTGATTCTTGCAATTGTTTTTCAACACGACAACGGTCATAGAAGAATCTAGTATTTGCCATAATAAGTTATATGTTATATATAATAATTATATAGAGAATAATTTTATCTTATAAACAGATATAATTCATAAAATTATTCAATTGATTTATTATTATAAAATACAGGTATCTCAAAATTATGGGCATGGGAAAGGTCGCTGACTTTTCAAAACAACCAGTGGTTCTGGCATTAATATAGTATCTTTTTTGAAAATATTTACGGTATCCAAAAATTTTAGTTCGGCAACCAATGGCGGCGCCGGTTTCACTAAATTGGTAGAATTAATACCCAATAAAAAAGATTCAATTTCTACAGCATTATTGGAGAGTTGATTCCACGGTATTTGTGCAGGATTTAAACCATTACCAGGAAGTCGTGTATTATAAGCAGCACCATATTGCGAGTTTGGATATAAAGTATAATTTTCTGACTGTTTGAACTCTTTTTGTTCTAAATAGTAGTTCCCTTGTGTATTTAAATTCCTAGTTGATGCCATATTTATTATATGTCATTTTTTTTATTTTTTCTTTTCTAATTTATACAAAAACATTTTTACTTTTTTGCAATATATTCCTCTAATTTTGTAAGTGAATGCATTTCTTCTGACTTCAAAAATTCACAAATGCATGTATGTGTTAGAAAGAAATATTCATAAGAAAATAAAATCATAAATCCAATAAACAAATCTTCACTCATATATTTGTTTGCCAGAATCTTCATACATTTTTTCAATCTGACATTATCTATCAGCTTATTATATAATACTTTAACTTCCTTATTAATCATTTCTTCATTAAAATCGGTTAAATGAAATGATTCTAAAAAGTTGGCCTTATATAAACAATTACTTAGTTCTTCGGTAGTATATAATTCAATATACTCCTTTATAAAATCGGGTGCAAATTGTGTTGGACAATATGGTAATAATTCAGAATCATAATATGGATACAAACAAACGACTTCAACGTTGTACATTATATTATTTACAATGAAGTATTTAATACATTTTCATTTGTAAATATGGATGCACTCCGATATTATTATAATTATTATTATTATAATTATAATATTAGTTGTATCTTAAATATATTGATCCTGCGTATGTGCATTATAAAAATCACGATCCCGAGTTAAATCACGTGAGGGAATACCTCCACGAACCCAACCAGCAGATGCTACACCTTCCACGGAATATACTGGATTTGTAACGCGTTCCTTGACGCTCGGAATCAATGGAGTAATCTGATATTTAATATCACTTTTCTCGGATAACTTATTCACGGAGCGTTTATTTGTGAGAAGCTCACCCTGCATGATTTGTGCCTCCAAAATTGGATCTACGGAACCGCGACCTAGAAAGGGGACAGTTGCAAATGGACGCTGAAAAAGTGAAACGCGACATCTGGGGTGAGTCTGAATACTACCAATCATTAAATCAGAACTTGCATCAATATTACACCCACCAGCCCCGCTTCCACTTCCGCCATTATACATAATACCCGGCTGTGTGGTTGCTAAAGCAATCGGTTGCTTCATGGAGCAATCATTGATAAAATAATTTTGTAACAAATAGTTTGATGCATTGACATTTTGGATAGTATTTTGATCCTGGGTACATACGTCATTCCCAATTCGGGTCAAGTTATCAAAGGTATAATTATAAACAAATGCCATGGTCTATAATAATACAACAGAATATTTTCACAGATGAATTACTTTAAATATTTTACTAAACAAAAAACATATATGCCCAAAATTTTGTATAAATTGTTGAAATCGCCATTTTAATAAAGTGTATAACGGTAATTGTCTTGTACAAGGGCAAAGGCATTTCCGTTTCTGGCACTTGGCATATTTCCATATAAATAATCCGCAAATGCTCCTTGGTCATTACACACCTTTGTGTTGGGCATGGAATAATAATACCATTGTGCTTGCGTATCAAATTCATATCTTTCTCCTAAATCACCAAATAATTGCTTATTCGTATTTTTAATTCCTGGATTCAAATATTGAATCATTTTTTTCGTTTTATTATTAATATCATCATGCACGTCCGGATTAAAACTAGGTGGTGCCGGCTTTCTATGCGGGTCATCATTAATTTGAGTCAATAATACATTGTTAAAAGGATTCTTTTTTGTAACATCTTCAAATTCTGATTTCAAATTTACTTCTAATGTTTCCGGATTTGTTATTTTTATTTGAGAAGATTGATTTTTGCCATTGTTATAAAATCCCTCTTTTGCCTTTTTACTGGAAGAGGTACCATACGACTTATAAACAAACCATATTACTAAAAGAGTAATAATTCCCATCAATAAAAATTTACTAGAAAAAGTAAATAAAAATCCTAAAAGTGAAAGAACAATAACAGACCGGCTAATTGCATTCATTTTTTCTTCCATATTCATATTTTGCATTGGCCAAAATTGAAATATTTCATTTTTATTTAATAAGATAGAAGGGTCTTTGCCCCAAAATGGAATATAATTTGTCATTTTATATATATAATAGAATTATTAATTTTATAAAATATTTACAATACAATACAATACAAATATTCTAGTCTAGGCCTTCTTCTTCTTCTTCTTCTTATCTTCCGGTTTTCCAGCACTTCGTGGTGTTTTTTCCGGTTTTCCCATATCACTAAATAAAGATAATAAGTGGGCATCCGTATAAGCAGGAGCCGTCTGATTCTGCATATTTGTTGCTTGAACCGCAGCTGCTGCAGATGCTTCTTGCTTTCGTTGTTCTGCCTTTTTATGCATACGTTCCGCCATTTGCGCGGTTTTCATTGTTTGTTTTAACTTATTATCCATGGCATTTACGTCTAATTTCACATTTTTACCTAAACCCGCCATATTAGGCATTTGCATACCCATCTTGTTCAGCATTTCTTGCATATTTCCCATTCCAGGCATATTTTTCATTCTACTCATAATTTCACTCGCTTCTGATAGAAGTTCGCTCTGGCTAATTTCACCCGACTTGATTCGCGAATCTAATTTCTCTCCTACATTCTTTACAAGCCCCATCAATTTCCCTGGATTCTTGAATAAATTTTGGAAAACATCCTTTGCATCCGTTATATTTTCCATATCAATATCCAAGTCACCTGCGGTTTCTTCTGCAATTTCTCGCGCCAGGTTTCCTAATTTTCCGTTCAACATTCCATTTACATGACTATGAATATCATCCGCGGAAGGCATATTATTCATGTTGATACCTTCATCACCGCCGTTTTCTTTATCGCCTTTTTCTTGACCACTATTTTTAAATATTTTTTGCATCTCTTCCATTGTTTCTTGCAGCTTGCTACGTAATTCTTCTTCATTTATAGAATCAAAAATTTTTGAAGTGTCTCCAAAAGCGTCCTTATTATTTACACAGCCGACCACAGATAAAATAATCAATTGCAAATATTTCCAAATGGTATCTCGGGTAGTACCTGAGATATCACACGACCATAAGTATTTAAAACTAATCCCGGGAAGAAATTCGGTATTCATGATAGAATTATCTCCAAAAATATCATTATTCTTATACAAAATATCAAAAAACCGCTCAGGATAAACCGATAAACAATATTTGAAAATGTAATCAATACTTTCTTTTGTTATTGTACCCGTTTCTTTATCTGATTTCCACCATTTATTTATCAAAGGTAGATACTCAGGGAAAGTAGTGGTGATGTCATTAATAAAATCCTTCATGATTTTTTGAAATTCTTCCGGTATTTTGGGAGTTTCCATGTTTATATCAGCCATGTATATGTTTGATATAAAATTATTTATTTAAATAGTTGGTTCGTAAAAAGTTATATTTTTAAATGTGATATTTTAATTTTTCTACTATTTTAATTTTTTATTCATTTGGAGCGAACCGAAGCCGTAGGCGCCAATGAGCGAATGAACTCCGTAGGCGATAGCCAACTGAGTTTAACCCAATTTTGTATGATTTATTAACGGAAGCCATCGTGATATTTGATATAATGCATTTATTTGCAAAGATAAATAATGTTTTTTTGCGTATGTTGTTAAAAATAGACCATCTATATGCATCGTAAATATCCGATTCTCAAATAATTCGCACGATTCCTTATATGCTTCCTCTATACTACACAGTGACTTATTTAATCTATACGTTAGACACCTATCAAAATCATATCCGGTTAATAAGTCAGCTTCACGAACAATATGATATGCGTCTTGATAAACACCTAGCTCGGGAAATCCAATCGCTTTTACTTTTGAATAGGACATTGTAGAAATAATATCTTTTATAGCGATTATTTCAAACTCCTTCACTAACGTTACGGAGTTCAGTCGCTCACCTTCACACATATCAATGTTATTATTTAAAAATTTTATAATTTCTTGTAGTCCTTGCTCCTCATCCATATATTTTTTATCGCACATATCGTGCAGAATGGCCGAAATATAAATAAGTCTTTCCTGTAATAATAAATGTGGTTTTATTTTCACTTCTTCGTCATAAATATTTTTTGCATAATGTAATACGTTTATACTATGAATCAACCCATGCGATGAATCAATATTATGTTTCGCGCAGGTTTCCATTACAAAATGAATCATTTTTGTTAATAATGGAGCGAACCGTATCGTAATCGGTGGTAAGTGACTAAACTCCTGAGCTTTAATGAAGGAGTTTGACATGTTTAATATTATATTATTTATATATTATAAAATAATATAACGTTTGGAGCGAATCAAAAGTGGGTTTGGGGTGAGCCGATAGAGTTGATTATTTACCATCACAATCTAGTTGTTCCAAACATTTATTACAGCCTAAAAAACATGAACTACATAATAAACATATATTTGATAATCCCGTACATATACATTCACATATATTTAAACACGATGACCATGATTTGACACAACAACAATAAGCTTTATTTCCTACATCTTTCGCTGTAGCAACAACCTCTTCAGTGTGAATAGCTTCTTTTATCTCTTCATGAACAAGTTCAACTTCTTCAAGGCAATGTTGAATTTCCTTTTTACTATCCATTATATAATGTTGATATATAATAATATATGCAGAATTAATAACTGTGTTATGAGGTGCGTCCAATGCACTATTCAAAAGTATGATATATTATTGCGAGTTTTGTAAGATTTTGAATATACTTCATTGTTTTTTGTTGGTCTTCTTGGGACATCATTTTAACTGGATTACGGAGACGGTCAATCGCGTCCATAATTTTACTTGCGTTTGCCGTTTTATTTAAATCTTCCACATAATCCTTTTCCATAAAAAAACGAATATCTCCGGCTTCAATAGTATCCTTATATTTTGCAATGATATGTGAATGCCAAATTCCAATAATAATCTTTGGATTCGCTTTGCGAATTAGCCCAAGTGAATTTTTTGCAGTTAAAATATCAGGGTCCTTCGGGAAAACATTATGTATATCTGTCAGAAATTCCATAAAATGATCATTAAATGCGGATAGAATGGTAGATTTTTGGTTTGCCATTGTTTATTACCTAGTTATTATTTTTCTATAGTATAAACTAAAATATCTAAATTCATTTATCATTAAATATAAATAAAAATTTTATGTTGCGTACATGAGTCCGCAATTTCCTCCCACGAAAGTAACTACATTAATGCGTTCTTCAAATAGAACCATATTAAAGTTGTAATCATAAATCCTCCACGTTGGTTTGTTAATGCCGATTACATTTCCAGTTTGCGGGTCACAAATCGTCAATGATTGTGCGAGCGGATCCAGTGGTGGATTAATTGTCACCATTTCTAAAACAATGTTATTAAACCGGTTCATATTAATGGCGCCGGATGGTTGAAGTATTAAATTGGATGATTCCAGGCAATAATTATAGCAATATAATCCATCTGGTGCATTTCCACTTGTGCGATTATATTTTTCAATATAATTATATACACCGACTGGTTGTGTATTCTCTCTATAAGACCCATCCAATAAAATAGAAAAGCTAATCAATATATTTTTTTCATTTTCTGCGTTATAATTCCCAGTAATCATCCAGCCAGTTAGATGCCCATTTGGATTTACGCCAGGGCCAATTGCAACATATGCTATACTACCATCTGTGTTTGTTCTTATTATATTTAAACTTCCGTCAGTTGATGCAGGTACAATATCTTGAGGAATATAATTATATGGCCAGTTCGTATAGTTACTCCATTCATTGCGCAGATTTGCATCACTGCGTTGAAAATAAAATAAATAGGAACTAATCATTCCTACCGAGTCCAAATCTATTTTATTTGAACCAGTCACATTATAAAATTTTGCTTCCCGTACCTGTTTAAAAAGATATTTTTGTTCATTTAATGCAAAGATACGGGATTCTTCGTTGGAGAGAAAACAATAGGTACAATTCAAATGAATATCCGCATTCCAAATAGTACGCTGGTCTGTATAAGAATTTACACCTAATTCAATATCGGGTGGGGTTTGTAAAAAACGATAAAATTGCATATAATATAAATTAAAATTGGGTGCTACATACGGATAAATATTCAACGAATCATACACATCACGAATTTGAAATAATTCAGAAATAGGACGCATGGTGACATTAATGTGCAATTCATTGTATTGAAGAGAAATAAGAGGGAATGCCATTTGCGTTTTCAAGTTGAACCACGCATTTAATGGAATATATAATGTGCGTCCCCGAATAGATGGTTCCGCACCCACGGGATTTGGTGTATAATATGCATTTGGATAAGCATTCACACGTGCTCCGGAACTTGCTGGGTCATTTATTTCCGGAACATTCCCAATCATTTTATCAAAAAGAGCCTTTTTATCAGAAGAAAAATCGCGCTGAACCGCGGCTAATAGATATGCGCCCGAAAATTCTTGAATTGTTTGATTTCCGCAAGTAATGGAAATTTTGGAAATCATCTGCGCTCCCAAATTTTCAATCCAGCGAAATTCATAAGGAATCCATTGGCTACTATTTGCATTATTTGGATTAAAATCAGTTTCATTTGGAGGTACAATCGGACTCCAAATATTGGGCAAATCTACTGACAAATAGCAGTCCATTAATAAATCTGCATAACGAGGTATCTTAAATGTAAAAGTGGATTCTTCCGATAAACGCAATGTTTTAGCTCCTTCAAAATCTACTCTAAATTTTTGCAATCCAAAGTTTGTATAATGCGCATAGGTTGATTTAAAAAATGTTTTTGATGGGTTGCCATTTAATATAATATTTTGTTGGCCTTGACTCACTAATTGAAGTAATCCTCCAGCCATGACGTAATATAATATACAATAATATATTATATTTATATATTAACCCTTGAAATATTATTTCAATTCATAAAATTCATAAAATTCATAAAAAATGTAGTATTGTGGTAAAAAATAATGTATTATAATAAGATAGATTAATAATGCCTGAACAGATTGCAAACCCAAATTTCGAACGTTCTGCATCTACATTTCATAATATGATAGATAATATTAAGAATATAAATTTTAAAAGCTTATTACTTAAGGAAAATTTTATGTCTATCGCTCTTTTTGTATTATTTTTATTAATTTTGATTGCTGTACTTATTTATTATTTTATTATGAAAAATCTTTCGTCAAAAGAATGTAAAAAAATGGATAAATTATATTCAGATTTAGATACAAAAATTCATTCATTAAATGATAATGACCCTAATTGCAAATACTCTTTGCGCGATTATTACATTAAAACTGCATACAACTGTTGCAGTGCCGGTTCTTATACAAATGATTTTGTTGATATTTGTTCTTTAAAAAATGTTTTACGACAAGGTATCAGAGGATTGGATTTTGAAATTTATTCTATTAATGATAAACCCGTTGTAGCGACTTCCTCCGTACCTAGTTATTATATTAAGGAAACATATAATTACGTTGATTTTGGAGATGTCATGAATTGTATTAGCAATTATGCATTCTCTAGTTCAACCGCTCCAAATCCACAAGATCCTATTATTTTTCACTTACGATTTATGAGTAACAATCAAAAAATGTTTGATTCTTTGGCAAAGTTATTTTTTGATTATGATTCACTCTTTTTAGGTTCGCATTCTAGTAATGAAAATGAAACCAATAATGTAAAACAAAATTTTGGAACAACTCCAATACAATCTTTAATGGGAAAAATTATTGTTATTGCGGATAATACCAATAAAAGTTTTTCGTCTAATCCGGAATTTTATGAATATGTAAATTTAACTAGCAATTCTATATTTATGCGCGCATTAAACTATTACAATGTGAAAAATACACCAGATCTTATTGAATTGCAAGAATACAATAAACAAAATATGACAATTTCTATGCCAGATATTAGCACAACCCCGGTAAATCCTAGTGGAATTATATGTAGAGAAACCGGTTGTCAAATGCTTGGTATGTGTTATCAATTAAATGATGTATTTTTGCAAGAGAATAATCAATTCTTTGATCTAGCCGGTTATGCATTTGTATTGAAACCCGAAAATTTGAGATATAAAGAGGTTACTATTGATGCACCAACGACACCCAATCCGGCATTATCATATGAAACGCGAACCGTTAGTAGTGATTATTATTCTTTTAAGATTTAGAATGAAAAAAATGAAAAAAAATGAAAAAAATGAAAATTAGTGAAATATTAATTATAATTTAAACAATTATTCATATTCATAAATATCATATAATGAACGCTATTATTTTTGGAGCAAAAGGGTCTATCGGCAATTATATTTTTAATGAATTTTGCAAGGAAAAAATAAATGTAATTGGTACAACAACCAATATAAATAATATTTGTGAAAATATTATTTTAGTACAAAATGACAAATTGGATAATTTAAATATTATTGAACCGGTTGATATTGTTGTATGGGCAAACGGAGATAATTGTAATGATAATATAAACACGTATAATGAAACTATTTTTCACAAAATACTTGATGCAAATGTTACATTTATTTTAAATACATTACATTATTTATTAAAAAATAATAAAATTAAAAATGATGCAAAACTAGTAATTGTTAGTTCCATTTGGGAAGAACTTACTAGAGAAAATAAATTATCATATTCTATATCAAAATCAGCATTAAGTGGCTTAGTTAAAAATGTATCTTATGAATTATCATCCCGTAATATTTTAATTAATAATGTTTTACCTGGAGTAATAGATAATGAAATGTCGCGCAAAACGTTGAGCAAAGAGCAGTTTGAATATATTAAAAACTATATGAATTTTGGAAGGTTAATCAACCTATCTGATGTTTATAAAACTATAAAATTTTTAGTAATAGAAAATACTGGTATCACTGGACAATCAATCAAGGTTGATTTAGGTTTTACAAATGTAAGAAAATATAGTTAATAATAATATTATTAATATATTATGTCTAGTTTTGTAAATAATTACGATTTATTTATTTTTGATTTAGATGATACTTTAGTAAAAACCGAATTTTTTCATTATAGTTCTTGGATAAATATATTAAAACAAGAATTAGGTAATGAATTTTATATTGATTTTGAATTTTTTATTTCAAAATTTCATTCTATTAATAGCGATAGCATAAAATTATATTTATTAAATGATTTAGGGATAAAAAACTATGATAATATCATACAAAAAAAAAATAATTATTATTTAGAGTTAATTATACATCAAAGAAATAATATAAAAATGATAGATGGCGCATTTGAACTATTAGAAAAAATTATTACTTTAAATAAAATTTTTGTCATTGTTTCAAATAGTTTAAAAAGTAATATTGATTACTTTTCTGAATTATTTCCAATATTAAGAAAATCCTCAAAAAATTATTATCGTGAATTATTCATAAATAGAAAACCACATCCAGAATGTTATTTAAAAGTAGTTGAAGATTTTCCTCATAATAGAATGGTTGGATTTGAAGATAGTATTACAGGAATACATGCAATGACACAAGTTAAAAATATAGATACTATTTTTATTAATAATACAAATTATTACTACTATAATTTTATTATTGAAAATTATAAAATTTGTAGAACACTAGAAAATTACAATAGTATTGATAAATTATAATTTTTGAATACGTGTTAAATATTATATAATATATTATATTGTATATTATATTATAAATGAAATTATTAGATTGTACAATTCGCGATGGCGGGTATGTAAATGATTGGAGATTTACTGATGAGCAAATGAGAGATTGTTATATCGCATGTTCTAATTCAGGGGTTGATTACATGGAAATTGGGTTTAGAAACTTTAAAAAACTTGAATTATTAAATAAATATGGCTCAAGTTTTTTTTGCCACGAAGAATATATTAATAGAATCATTGGCGATATTGATGGATGTAAATTAGCAGTTATGGTTACCATAAACGCGTTTGACATCTCCGATTTTGTTCCAAAATCTCAATCAAAAATTAGTATGGTGCGTGTTTTAATGGCTTATCATGGTTCAAAAAATAAAAGTGATGATATTCTTGATATGCAACAATTAATGGATGGTATGAAACAAGTAGATGCGTTAATAGAGTTAGGATATGAAATATCATTTAATATTGGAAGAATAGATAAAATGAGCAAACAACAAATATATGAAGTATGTAAAATTCTTTCGGAAAAGAAAATAAGTTATTTTACAATGGCTGATACTTATGGTTCGGTTGATTTGGATTATATTGAAAAATTAATACCTTATGTAAAAATGTTATTTACCGATATATTTGAGACGAATATTAAAATTGGATTTCATGCTCATGATAATATGAGCAATGGGACGTGTAAGGCGTTATATTCATTAAAATATGGTGCAGATATGATAGATGGTTGTATTTTAGGATACGGACGAGGATCCGGAAATGCAAAAACCGAATTAATTATGATGGATTTAAATAAAAATCATAATAAATCATATGATGTTATTAATATCATAGAATATGGTGATAAATATTTGATAAATTATAAAGAATGTCTGAATAATTTGTGTTATAATGTTGTTTATGCATTGTCTTCTTATTTTGGATGCCATGTTACATACGCAATAGATATTGTTGAAAATTATGATAAAATGGAAGTACGTGACATATACAACGTATTTAAAAAATTAAAGGAAGACAATAAACACATGTTTTATTGGGAAAATTTATTTATGAAAACTCATAAACAATTAAGTTATAACCATTTGTAATTATTGGAAATACATATTTTATTAGGCCGGATTTACACAGATTTATTATTTAAATGTGTATAAAAACATAAAAATATAATATTAACATTAAATATATGAACTTTAAAGTTAATAACACTG